TTATTTTTCGTCTTTTCGACCAACCAAATAGTCCATAGAGACATTATAAAAATCAGCCATGGTAATTAACATATGTACATCTGGCTCTCGTCCTTTTGTCTCATATCCGGCTATGGTTGATCTTGATACTCCCAGTGCAGTGCCTGCTGCCATCTGTGATAGTCCCCTCTCTTCTCTCAGCTCTTTCAGTCTTATCGCAAGCTTTTCCATATAACCACCTCTTATTATAATGTAGCAAAATTTTCACTGATAATAAAGGGGGAGGAATATTTTCCGCTATCCTACATACTTCTTTCCGCCATAATATGCAGCAATCCAGCCGCTTGGAATCTCGATCCAGATGTCACTACCGTTCTTGCGGACATCCTTGCAGGTTACACGAGTACCTTTCTTAAGTGTGCCGTTGCTGTAAGCATGTTCCCTGGCATTGACTGTCAGTTGCTTGCGTGACTTGGTCGCATATCCTGTTCCCGGACCGGTTCGGACGCTCAGGTCGTCCACCTGTGTTGTATAGACTTGTCCGACGACATAAGCTCTGGTACTCTTTGAAGCGGAAGTCACTCCAGATCCATTGTCCAGGACTACAACTGTATGTCCCTTGGTGTGTGTAGCAAGAATATCCCCTCGTTTCAGATATGTACTTTCCTTGCAGCGCTTATCATCTTTCAGGATTTCGAACGCTCCTGTCTTTCGCAAGGTTTCCAGCTCTGACGCTGTGTTGAAATCTCCAACTTGTATTCCGGCATATAAGCAACATACTCTGACCAGTGCAGAGCAATCTACCTCCACATCAACATTGACCTTGCTGAGATTATAGTTATACTTAACCGCAATCTTTCTAAGGCTGTCTCTGTGTGCCTGGCAATAACCGATGTGATTATTGCAGCACGCTGCTTCCATTGCCTGTGCAATCTTCTCTGCTACAGTTGGATCTTTCGGTCTTGCTACGTACCAACCTTTTCTGTGCAAATAGTAATTCTGTATAGACACTTCTCCACCGGTCTGATCTCCGGCTTTTCCTCCGGTGGTGGTGCCCTTCTCATTAATACGTGCGCTTCCAATTCTTACTGCCATAATATCACTCCTATCAATAAGAGGACGATTACTCGCCCTCTGAATCACTACTGTTAATCTGTTCCTCCACCTGTGACCTGATATGTCTGACCAATGGCTGCAAGAACGCTGGTATCTTAACGCCCATGTCCTGGATATTTTCTAATATACTAATAATCTCATTACAGATCAACCACATTGCTACAATGCATGCAATCAAGAATGCCACCGGAGATTTCCAGCCAATCGTAGTGGATGCATATAATAGCATTTCGTCAATAATTGCTCCAACCACTACCAAGAGCCACATGGACACCTTCTTGAAGATTCCTCGAATGCTCTTATAGGAATTGATGTCCTCCGCTCTGTACTTACTGGCCATAAGCCCGGTCATGTAGTCAATCAGATTGCATGCCACCAACAGGATCACCGGCACTGCCAATACTCCAAGAAGAGCTGACAGGAAGGCGAATACCGCTGTGAAAATAGCTTTGATATAATTAGCCTGTTCCATTTTCATATACCTCACTTCTTTCTTAATTTTGTTTTTCAAGATAAAAAAATAAGACCTCTCGGTCTTGCACGTATTTTCATATGGTCACCTCCTAAAAATAAGAGCGGGATTACCGCTCTTACACAATACATTTTCTATGACTTTTTTGTATTTTCCTTGTAAATAGTCTACTCTTTCAATAAATTACATCCTTCTTCAATACTATCAACTACAAATTTTATAGCATCTTCGTAATCCATATTTTTTTCTTTAGATATTTTTTCTGCTGCAGCTTCACACATCGTCGTAATGAATACTAATATATCTAATACATCTCCACCTCCTAACATTTTCACTTTTTTTCTTATTTTAAAACAAGTTATAAATTTTAACATATTCTTACTCTCCTCCTATTGATATTGTTTTCCTTTTGCGTATAATATAATCACAAAACAAATTAAAAGGATGTGATTTTCAATGAATGATGAACTTGATAAACTCACTAAAGGTATTGGCAAAGCACTCGAAACTACACCGGAACTTTATCATGATGCTTTACAACCTTCCGCACAAGAATCCGGTAAACTGATTGCCAGAATTCCTCGCGCTATTAACGCAGCATTTGCAGGTATAGATAAATGGATTTTGAATAAAGAATATAGTGTTGAAGAAACCAAAAGGCTTCTTGCTGCAAAACTTGATAAAATAGATCCCGAAAAAATTGTTGAACCTGAACCGTATGTTGCCGTTCCTGCAATTCAAGCAATTTCTTACACTATGAACAGCAATGAGCTTCGAAATCTGTATGCAAACCTTCTTGCAAAATCTATGATTACAGATACTAAAGAAACCGTTCATCCATCATTTGTAGAAATTATTAAACAAATGTCACCTATCGATGCCCGTGTATTTCAACTAATAATGGATACTCGACTTCGTCCCGTTATTAATTTAACCAGAAAATCATCTAATGGTAACACACTCATTCAGTCTCATTGTTCTTGGATAACAAGTTTCTCTATTAAACAATGTGCGACATCTATAGACAATCTATTGCGTTTAGGTTTGATTGAAATTCCATACGGAGATTATTATTCTAATTCACAAATATACAATTATGTCAAGCAGAATCCTTTGTTCAAAGAATTAGAGCAAAAAAGTCAATCAACTCTGGCTTCTGGTGAAAGTCTTAATTACGAAAATGCGTACATAAGGCCTTCTGATCTATCTACTTTATTTTATAATGTATGTGTTCTTAATCCTTAAACTATAGCTTCATTCAATTCGGTGCATGATACCATGCACCGTTTCTTTATCATTTTGACATTTTTCGAAATTCCGTATAACTTATACAGAATTTAATTTTCATATTTTACATCTTTTTTAATTCATATAGTTCACTAAAGTTACATTTAGTTAATTAGCCAATAACAAACATAACATTAAAATAAATTAATTCTTTTTATAAACTAAGTAACCAATGTTCAATAAATTTGCTTTCAAATTCGTGTGCATAGTAATTAGGGTGCATGTTTGATTGTGATAATGCAAATTTATTTATTGCGTTAGCTTTTGCTTCGTCGCATACATTTCTTAGTGTCGCTTGCATCAAAGGGACTTCATCGGAGTTTAAATCGAGGTATTTTATTCCCCAACGATTTGCCATTTTAATCGTAGCATCAACATATGCCTGCGGCATATTATTGCTTACGATAATTCCTATTTTAGCTTTTTTGCAATTCTCAACGAAATACTTTAGCACAATATTGTATGCACCTTTAAATGTAGTATTGATTGTATCATCATCGTTTCCAATCGGTACACTATAACCATTATCATTAATGCCAAACCATAATGTAATATAATCAGCATCTATTGGAACAGATTTATAATTATTATATGGCGGTTCTTCCGTCCCATAATCAGATGAAAACGAATATTCTTTAGGTTCACTCGATACATATGCTAGCGTTGAACCAGATAAAGCAATGTTATAAATATCGCAATTTGTTCTATTCCCTATGTAATATGGATATGATTTTAGCTTCCCAGCATATTTTCCATCTTCCAACCATCTATCAACTAATTTAAGGTCATCAAATATATACGCTCCTTCCGTAAATGAATCTCCACAAGCATACCATTTTTTGCCCGTCAAATTATTTTTATACATTGGCTTAGTTTTAATGTTTACAATAAGTTCTTCAATTTTTCCGTCTTCATTCGCTCTACTTGCAAATCTGGCGTACACAGCTTCCGATGGTACATTGATTTCAAATGTTCCGTATTTGAGAGAGTTCACAGATGATATAAAAGCAAATTTCTTGTCATAGAAACAAACATTGGCAACACTTGTAGAACCTTTTCCAGAATATAAAAGAATTTCATTTGGGATAACTTTTACGAAGCCAGTCACTTGAGAGGCCGTATTATCTAATTTAATAGACCCGTCCAAATTATTAAGAAAGCCGTTTATTGTATTTTTTTCAACATATCCACAAATAATTTTTGCTCTATTAATAAGTGCATTAACTATATCATCTTCACCAATATTGTCCAATTTTTTATTTAACATTTTGACATCAAGAAAATATTCTTGATACTTTGTACTTTTATCCCCTATTTCAATTTGGACATTTGCGTTAGCCGCTTTACTAAGTGTTACATAACTTATATCTGCGTTAGTTTTTATAGTTCTATTTGACTGATTACCAAGATTCCAATAATCTTTTCGAGTCTTATCGGATGAATACAAATTGAATGTAGTTCCAACTTCAAAATTACTTCCATCTTCCGTTGAAACAGTAACATCTGTTCCACTGGGAATATTACAAGGATAATATACATTTGGAACTCCACCAAAAATATTTTTACAAATGGTTGTTTTTTCTACATTATCTAAATCTTCCTTTAGTGAACCAATATTCTCTTTGTTTGTCGTAATCTGCTCCCGATCGGCTGTGAACTCTTCCGCCACTGCCTGCATCTTACCCAGCTGTTCACTTCCGGCGTTCTGAATGTCTTGGACTGCTTTCTCGCTGGAAGCTGTAAGGTCTGTCTTGAGCTGTGTCCCTGTCTTAATCTTCTCACCAAGAGAAGTGTCCAATGTACCCGCTTGCTTCACAGTCGCACCCAGAGTCTCCTGCATTTCAGCTGCAGTATTCGTGGAGCCGTCCAAGGCTGTCTTGGCTTCACTAGCAGTCTGTGTGGATGTATCCATCTCTGTCTTAGCAGTTCCAGCCAACTCCACCGACTTGTCCAGCGCTGTCTTAGTGTCACTAGCAGTCTGAATAGACTCGTCCAGTTCTTCCTTGGAAGAACCAGCATTTGCAATGGTCTGCTCAAGCTCTCTCTTTGAACCTGCAGTCTGATTCTGAATCCGCTGAATCTCATTATCGGTATGATTGATAATCTTCCCTGCAGAAGCCTCTTCTTGCTCCTGGATAGCTTCGATTGCTTCCTGCTTTTTCTCTCCAACTTCTTTAAGTGCATCTTCCTTTGTCTTTTCTGCTGCAACTGCACTCTCCGATGCACTGGCAGCATATTTCCCGGCTTCTGTCGCACTTGCCTTGGCGTTCTGCTCTGATGCCGCCGCCCGATCAGCTGCGTCATTGACTGCCTTAACTGTCTCCCTGAACAGCTCCGGCTCTTCCGGTGTTCCTGGGACTTCCGGCTTGGTACGTGCCTTGACCGGTATGGCAATCTCATATTCCGTCCTTCCGGCGGTGCCGTCTTCCAAATAAATGTATGCGTATATCGTGTAATCTTGGGAACAGTTGTTGTTCTCCAGAAGGCTGTCCGGAATTGGTGCTTCTGTCACGCCATCTACTGCCGTTCCGATTCTGGTCACAGAAGTTCCGCTTGTCTCCTCCAGTGAAAAATGTACCTCCATCGCTTTTGGAAGGTTGCCACCTTGAATCCTTAAGATCTGACCATAATTCCACTGGTAAGCTTCATCGGCATACGAAATGTCGTCTTTTTTCAATACTACTGTAACAATCTTATTTACTTCCGTCGTCCTCACCTTCTTTCTTATTTTTTCCCTTTTCCATAGCATTCCCTGGCTCTTCATTTGACCTTGAATTCTGTCCTTTTGATTTCCCGCTATTCATAGTAATGCTCCTTAATAATGCTCTGTACTTTCAGTGTAATTAATTATTGCTCCATTCTTTACAGTTATTTTGGTACGGTCAACTTCCGTTATTCCATTTCCACTCCAACCTAATCCACTTATAAGATCAAGAGTTCCACTAAATGCTGTTGCCTCTGTAATATTTGTTATTAGTCCATTTTGCACATCTATTCTTTCTCCACAAGCTGAGAAGAATCCATTGGCGCCTCCACGTATATATGGCACCTCATCATCAAATGCTGCACCGATAATCTCTTGGATGTTTCCTTCTCCATCAATTACATACATTGCCGTATAATCCTTTGACCCGGAGAAAACCGGATTAGCCGACTCGCCGCTTTCTGCTCCCTTTTTCAGCACTGTAAGTCTCACTCGGTCTCCATAATCCGCTGTAAGTTCAACCGCTTTAAAAGTCTTATCATCTGCAGTGGCAGATCTAAGCGATCCCAAATATTCACCATTAGAATCCCAGGCATACAAATTAATTTGATTATTAAATATGTCCAATGATCTGAGCCCGCTTGACGTAAACTGTCTGAACCGTCCGGTCATCTGCATTTCCCCGGTATCAAGATTCCACCAGCTCTTCCCGGTCTTATCTGATATAATTCCGGCAATGATTGTTCCTGCCATAATCCCTTCTGCAGTCATTGCTGTGGTCCAATCCCAATTTCGTCCATCTGCAGTACGTGTCTTAGATATTTCCAGTCCCTGTGTTCCCATCGCCATAGCTCCATACAGAGGACTGGTCTCGTCCAAATCTTCAAATAATATTGCACGTACCGTCATTCGTTTCGCTGCATTCTGCTGATATCGAAGCTGTGTCTGCATCGCATCAAGGACACCGGCAATCTTATCCGCCATAAGTGTCCCATCATCTCGAAATACCGAGGAAATTCTTTCAATCGTGCTGACCATCTGCTGTACAAATGTAGTCTGATAATCTCCCAGCGTCACTGAATCCACACAGTCTCTTATACAATCCCATTTCATACCGATACATCTGGCTTCTGTAGAAATGTCAAGTTTCTTATTATAGCAACGGACTGTATCACCCAACCCGATTTTGACCAGATCTTTAAAATCCTTATACTCCTCTGTTCCTTCCAGGTCCACAACTCCAACTGTCAGTGTCACTGCCGGCAGATCTATTCCTAATTCAAACTGTTCCTTGCAACGCTGGATCAGCGCCTGATCAATCTCCTCCTGGCTCTTACAAATGATTGTTCCATTTTCTTCATCGTCCTCCGATGCGTCTTTCTCCATTTTTACATCATCAAAACGAATCTCCTTTGTATACACCTTTGCGTACTTATTGATATTAGGTGAATCCACCCATGCACTGCTACCATCAATGGTGTAACCGTTATAGGCAACCGGCACAATACGCGTGACCACGTTCTCCATGCTGATATCTGACTGCACACCATTCATATTCTTGCGATACCGGACCTCTGCTCCATAGTCTCCTCCGACACGATCATTCACAATAATCTTGTAATTATCGTACAGCATTTCTCCACCCCACCTCTGAATGAAAGTCGGTGAATCTTCTCCATTCAAAGCGTCCATCATATTGCGTCGTTCAAAATATGCCGTAGCCGTTCTGGTAATATCGGACTGTGCCGTGTATTTGCTTCCGGCCAGCATAATATCTAATGCTTCCTGACCGTTCTTTTCCGTCGGTCTGCTATCGAGTAAGAACAGGTCATCTGTAGAATCCCAGAAAATAGGATAGGCAACTGCAGTAACGGTGTCATCATCTTCCGTGACTGTACTGACACGATCAATCCGGAATAGCTGCTTCTTTCCCATAAATGTTGGAACTGCAATAACGGCTTCTTCCTCTATATATTTCCACCGATTCTCATCGTCAATCGGGTGAGTGATATTCAGCACCCATGTTCCATTTAACTCAGCTTCTACGGTACATTCCTCTGGAAATAATACGGAATCTCCATTTTGATCAAAGTTGGTATTCTGACTGTCATATATCTGTATCATTAATAACACCTCCAGTTGGGAATTATTTCCATTGTCATTGTCTCAGGTGTTATCTCAATCGTATTACCACCTGTTTTTAAATAAAGATCCTCATAATCTCCAGTCACATAAGCGTTTACAAGTGTTCCATCACTCTTATATGCAATCTGTCGTTCCGTATCAATAGTACATTCCTGTCCTACATTTACTACAAAGTATTTTCCATTTACTTTTAATCTACAATTTGCATCACCCTTTATCAGATATGTCGGATGGCATTCTTCCCAATTATTTCTTTGTACCTCTTCGATCGTGTGCGACGTCGCACCATCTACACGGTACATATAACCACTGCAAGTAAACGTTGCGATGAACTTTCCAATCTGTCTGCAGGTTCTTTCAGATGTTTCGATTACCACCTTTTTTGCCCTATAGAACCATTCCGGATCATCGTTCATTTTCAGGACTCCATTTTGCTCTTTCAAAAGCCATGCCTTTGCTTCCCTGTATTTTTCTCCCCACTGATTTGGAGTGGTCATAAAGTTCATTTCAATTGAAATCTGAATATCATTCACAGTTCTCTGTGACAAATACAAACTTCCATCGCGTCCAGGAATGTCAATCTGATCTCTATTTATTTCCGGTGCAGGTATATCCGGTCGTTGCACAATATAAATATCATGACTTCTTGCCGTTTCGCCTGCATACGTTACATCATACTCGCTCATCTTACTTTCCTTTCAGCTTGCTTATATCTCTGCTTCTTTCTGTTAATCCATGCTGTGATACTTCCACAACATAATCTTTGAATTCTTTATTTCCAAGGTAAACTCCGACATATACTGGCTGTGATGTCTGGCCCATTCCATACCTCTGCATCACTCTTTCCATTGCACTTTCAATCTTATCTCCAAGATTCTGATAGAATGTTCTGAGAGGAAGAACTGCTTCAGCTCCTGCTTCTCCGCCTCCTAAAAATGTATTTCCCATCTGTCCAAAAATCTGAGCGCCTTTCAGGATACCTCCTTCTTTATACCAGCTCACTCCAAAAGTTGGAACTTTCGGTGGTTTTAAGGAAAAACCTCCATTGATTCTAAAATGCGGCAATTTGATATGTGGAATACTGATACTTGGAAATCTCAAATTCAAGCTGCTAAACGCCGATTTAATCTGGCTCAGTTTATTTCCAACAATCGTTTTTGCAGATCCAAGTTTACTTTCAAATGCAGATTTGACAGAATCCAGTCTTCCCCCAGTTAATGTATTGATTGCATTGTATTCTATTTGGAATTTACTTTTAATACCAGTCATCATTGCTGCTACAACGCCTTTGATTCCACCTCCAGCAGAATCATAAGACTGCTTCATATTAGTCAGTGCCGTCTTCGTATTACTCAGCGCTGTGTTTATGCTGATTCCAATCGTCTCTTTTACCCCATCAAACTTATCTTTCGTAGATGTTTTTATAGACTCCCATTTTTCTGATGCTGCAGTCTTCATAGATTCTACTTTCTCAGTAAAATTACTTTTTAAAGTTTCTACCTTTTCTACCACACCATCTTTCATATCAGAAGCTTTCTGCTTCATATCCTCGCAACTCTGCTTCGCACTTTCAATTGCTCCACCAATCTTTTCTGCCATTCCGCTGAAAAATCCTCCAATGGCATCAATTGCTGGTCCAATTGTTTCTTTTGCCGCCGCTGTTATGCTATCCCAATTTTGAATGACCAGAACAACGCCTGCAATTGCTGCCGCAATTCCTGCTATCACCAATATGACTGGTGCCGCTGCTGCCAGAGCTCCTCCGATTGCCGGAACAACAGTTCCGGTCAACAGTCCTCCGAAACTTCCCAGGCTTGATACAATTCCAAGTCCTTTTATAGCTGAAATAATTGGCGCAATTTTAGAGATTGCTACCAAAAGTGCTCCCACAGCTATGATTGCAGTTTGAACTGGTGCCGGAAGGTCTGCAAAAGCTGACACAACATCTGCAACTTTTTCTGCGACCGGCTCAAGATTCAGGATAATATCAGCGACCTTTTCTCCTACACCCGAAAATGCGTCCTGTACTTTTCTCCATGCTGCTTCCATTCGCTGTGAGGAAGTAGTGGTGTTATCATTTAATTGCTGAGCTTTTCCGGTTACATTGTCAAACGAATTTCCTACTGATGTTAAAGATTCAATAAACTTTGTACTTCCGTCTTCTGACAAAGTACCAAATGCCGTCGTTGCCAAATTAAGTTTTTCCTGCTGATTTGTACAATTTTGAACATCTGCAACAATAGAATCAATAACTTCTTTCTGTGAACCATTTCCATCTTTCCACTGTTTAAATAACTCCTGTGTTTTTTCGGAATATATATCTAACGAACCTTCAATACTTCCATCAGCTAATTTATTTGTAACTTCGTTTATTGCATCATTGATTTTATCCAGATTATATGCTCCACCTTGCGAACCATTTTCAAGTAACTGGAAATATTCAGATGCTGAGTATCCTGCCTGTGCAAATTTAGGTGAATACTCTGTAACGTTATCTCCCAGTTCATTCGTTTTATCCAATCCTTTTTGAGTTCCAGCTACAAGATGATCCATAGCCTCTGTAGCAGTCATATCAAATTGATTCATTAACTGCGCTACTCCACGGATTGACTCGGACATATCTATCCCATAAGTATTCTCCAATATCAAAGCTTGTGAGGTGACGTCCTGAAGATCCTGTTCATTCAAATCTTTAATATTGTCTTTTACAGTAATAACAGCCTCCGCTACATTATCCATAGAATCACCAAGACCGCTTTCATATACATTCTTGATAACTCTTGCGTTGGCATCTGCAGCAGCTCCGGTCTCATCAAAGCGTGCATTTACTTTTTTCGTAGCATCTTCAATACTCGTAAATGACTCGACTGCTTTTGACCCGAGATCCTGAATTTTTTCACCGGCACTGGAAAGCTTCTCCGTTGCTTCCATCATATTTCCAGCAGATAACTTACTGGACATTTCGTCCAGCTTTTCCCCTGTCTCGTCTGCAGAGTCCTTCAGTGTAGATAATCCGGTCGCAGCATCTCTGGTTCCATTTTCCATCTCATCAAGAGCTGTGTTATTTTCTTTTATGGAATTTTCAAGCTTGCCAATATAAGCTTCCGTCTCATTCATGGCAACCTTAAGCTTCGACACGGTTTCAGCCTGCTTATTAAATGCATTTTCTGCCTTGACCGCCTCGGCTGAGTTCTTTCCAGACTCATCAGCCGCCTTTTTTACTGCATCTGCCAATTCTTTCAGTTTTGCAGTTTCTTTCTCCATCTGCTGCTCATACAGCTTTGATTTTTCTTTTTGGGCATCATACTGTTTCTGCAGAACTTTTGTCTTTGCAATTAATGCTTCCTGACTCTTTTCGTTTTCGGCAAATTTTCCAGAAAGTGCATTCATTTCAGAACCACACTCGCGTAATGTATTATTGATTTTCTTTAGTTGTGCAGTAAACTCGGCTTCACCTTTAATACCAATACGTGGTCCGATATCATATCCCATGTTTTTCTCACCTCTCTTTTAATCCAGATCTGGAATGTACTGCTCGGAATTATATGCACGTCCAACATCTTGCAGTCCTTCACTTGCCAGGTACAGATCTATCAGATCTTCCAGTTCACCAATTGGCATACATCTGTATTCGCACACCGGTATTCCAATTTTTCTTGCATATAAGTCAAGCCAGGCAGATGTATTTACACCTGCCCGGCTTCCATGTTTTTTGAATCGTCTTCAATTGCTGTTACTTCTTTTTCCTGTCCAATGTCTACACACTCTTCAATTGCTTTTGCGACCGCATCCATATCTCTAAGCTGCAGTCCGATTTCCAACACCTCTTTTGGAAGCGGTGTCCATTTTCCATCAATGACCGGATCGTCTTCTTTTGTTGGAAGGTCTTTCTCAAAATAATTTTTGTATGCACAGCCCTGTGTGATTAACATTTCCAGTACTTCCGTAATCATATCAATTGTGTCTGCATCTAATTCTTTGTCCGTAATTTTTGAAATTGCATTTCCAACACTTCCAGATTTCTTGGCAAGTATCTTCATTGCCTGTAAAGAAAAAGACATTGGGTAATTTTTCCCGGCCACGTTAATATATGTAAGTCTGTCCATTATTTAACCGCCTTTCCTGCCTTTTCAGTCTGTGTCTGTACTGTAGTGTTCTTGGATCCAAACACTGCAAGAATGTACTTCACTGCATCATCCTCTGTTGCCATTCCTTCTTCTGGTGAAACTTTCCACGGATGATTGTATTTATCATCGACTTGCGCGGATCTTGTAATTGTTCCGGTAATTTCCTTTGTCTGCCAGTCAATACTCTCACCTCTTGTAGTGGCTGCATCTGCAGGAATATCAAACACAACTCTCGGAAATACAACCGGAAGATAACTTGTAACGCCATCAATCTCGTGTTCCTCAATGATTCCGAATCCTTTATAAGTTGAATTCTGTGAATCGTCCAGAACAACTTCCTTAACTGTATCCTCTCCAACAGTTCTTTCAACTGTCTTTGCCCCTACAATCTTCGCAGACAACTTTGGCTCAAAATCTGAGGTCTTAAGTGTCAGATCTCCACTGGTAAATATACCTTTCGAAGATTCCTGCACCTGGTTATCCGCATACAATTCCTTTTTATCTCCGGAATTAATCTTGACACTATACTCTACTGCATGGTCTGCGATATACGATTCTCCGTATGTCACTTGATTACCGTTTGCTGTATAATCAGCCACAATCGGCTTTGATAATCCTTTAATAGCCATTTATATCTTTACCTCCTAGTCCATCAGCTCCGTGCAGGCTTCTTCCATTTTCTTATCCATAGCCTCCACTGCTGCCTTTCTTGATTTGTTTACTGCACTTCTGATCACCGGTGTTTTCTTTCGAAAAGAGGTACCACTTTCTACTGAACGCATCAATAATGCATTTGGTAATCCTTTTGGATATTTTTTGCTTTTTGTCTGTCCATATCCGTCAAAACCGGCTTTTGTATTAATGTAATCTCCATTGCTTTCAATCGGCGCCAGACCAAATGCATCAATAAGATCTGCTTTTTGTCTCCTGGAAACACCGGTAAGCATCTTGTCTTCCGTCCCCTGTCCATTATCGACTGGTAATGATTTTAGTCCGCTTTTAATAGAATCTGCTACCACACTTGCTCCTTCATACACCGATTCTTTTATAATTTGCTCTGAATCCTTATACAGGCTCCCCAATCTTTCCGCATATTCTTCCAGTCCCTGTACCTGCATCTGAGCCATTGCCTACACCTCCCAAATCCATTCGTAATGGATATATTCTGTTTCGTCCTCATGCTGCACGGAATTAAGCTTGTATGAAATTTTATATAATTCCAAAGCCTCCTGAATCTCCTCTACTACCGGATCTGCATCGTCTTTCGTAAAATAATCAATAGTTCCTTGGATTACCTGATTCTTTTTATTGTCCGCATGCCCGGAATTGCCTTCTCCGTCTTCCGCCCAGACAATATACTTATCTTTCTTTTCCAAAGCTTCGAAGTGATAGACATCTTTTGAAACTGTCAGCAATGCATCTCGAATCCGGTATATCTTATTCCAGCTCATACTCTTCATTTATCCTTTCCAGGCTAAGTTTTGTGATTGGCAAGTTGTCCTCATTTACCATATGTTGGACAAGACTGCATCGATATTGGCAGCCATCTTCCAGAATACACACATTATTACTTGTTATACTCCTGTCTTCCCAGATATGGATTACATTTGCAATCTGTACCTGAGCCTGCAATGCTGTAAAATACCTCGTAATTCCGACCGTCTCATATCCAAAGAACTGTTCCGACCGGACTCTCAATCTAATCTTTGGTTTCATTCCAGGCTCGCTTACATTCACTACATCACAAATCTTTACAATACCATCATCACACGTCATCAGTCTTCTCCTTCTTTGCCTTTTGAGAAATCAGAAGATTATTCAGATCCCACCGCAAGAACCTTGGCATTGCTGTATCTGTTCCGGCTCTTTTTCGGAACAGATAGGCAGCATATTCAATCTGTATCGCAGTGTATTCTGTTGTGTCTTCCTCTTTGATTCCCTCCCGGCTGATTCGTTCTTTTGCAGATTTCAAAAGAAATCTTAAATACTCATCATGTGCGTTTGTATGAATTCCGAGATCATGTTTTAACAGAATGAGTGTTTCAACTCTTCCCATCTATGCTGCCCTCCATTTTTTTAGGCTTCTCCTGCAAATTTCGGTGCAGTAGTATCTGGAGCCTTTCCAATACCATATATCGCAAAAGCTTCACGGATAATCAGATCTCCATCATATCTTGCTGTTCCACGGAATACCGTCTGATCATTGAGGAATCTCGCATGTTCAGACTGGTCAATTTTGGTTCCCGCTCTTTCCACAAGAATATAATTTGCAAAATATCCAAAAATAAATGTATCATCTGGAATGTAGCTCAGTTCAACAATATCTCCTCCGACAACTGGCATTGTTGACTGTGCTCCTCCGGCCACGATTGCTGCTGCCGCATTCACTCCGATTGACTCTGCAAGAATTTTGGTATGTGTTTTCTTGTTCATTACCCAAACAAGGTTTTCTGTATCATAGTCGTTATCAACAATCCCAGACGTTTTCACAATATCCTGGAAAAGCTTTGTGCCAGAAGTAGCTGTTCCTGTGATTACGTGCGTCTCTGATAAATTTTCCCATGTTCTTCCATTCTTCGGATAATCCTCCGGTGCTGTTTCTGCAAGGATACTTGTCACGATTCCCATCGGCATTTTTACATTTTTTCCATACAGGATCACTTTGTCTACCGCTTTTCCAATTGACCTTCCAATTGCGTAAATTAATTCTGTAGTTAACTGCACATCGTTGTCTTCCAGAACAGCATTGGCAACAGCAAAGTAACCAGCTACTTTATACCCGTCCATTTCCATATTGTTGAATCCAAGGTCTAACTCTTTTAACGGAGCAAACATTTCGTCCCAGAATGCTTCCGGAATTTCTCCCATAATATTCTGTCTTGATGTTCCTGCCACATGTTTCACTGTGACATATTTCATCAACTTCGAATTTTCCTGCACAACCTGCTTAATCAGTGGAAGCATTACATCTGGAATAATCAATCCCACATTTGCCAGTGCTCTCTTTTCTTTGATGCAGGTTCTTACTTCTGTTAATAAGCTTTTTAGATTTTCATCTGTAAAAAATGCATCTCTTTCCTGTCTGTCCAGTCCGAAAAATCTTGTTCTTGTCGCCATTTTATTTCCTCGCTTTCTTTCTTCTCCTTTTGGAGCTGGTGCCGGTGTCTTCTCTTCCTCTGCTTTTAGTTCCTCTTCAATCCCGGCGATTTCCTGTTCTAACTCTTTTTTACTGTTCTCATGCTGCTCTTTCTCTTCCTGGAACTCTGTTGCCTGTCGCTCTACAGCCTCCCGGTCTTCGTCTGATGTCTCCTCGTTCATCTCATTGATCGCATCTTCCAGCTCTTTTTCTCTTTTCTCAAAATCAGCATCTTTATCTCTTAAATCTTTAAGAGCCTTTGTCTTTACGTCCAGCTTATTTCTAAGCAATAATTTTCTTAATGCCATTACTTCTGTTCTCCTTTCAGCTTTTCAAGCATTTTTATTTTCCAAGCATCTACCTCTCTTTTTTTGATAGATCCATAGTCTTTTTTTCGTGCACTCACTTCCGTCTCTTCATATGCCGGAAATGTACACACCGACACTTCATAGAGGATTACTTTCTTTATGGTCCAATGGACATCATTTTCTCTTTCCTCATATTCTTCTTTCACAATATCAAATCCGAAGCTGCACTGATCCACATCTCCTCGTTTGACACGCTCATACAGATTCATGGCGTCCTGGTCAGCCTCATTGATTTTCACTTCACCATACAAACCTTTTTCATCAATTCGTAGTGTAAGCGTTCCTGACTTTGTGCGTCCCAGAACCAATCTTGTATCATGATCAATCAGACAGCGGATATCTGCGTCCAAGGTTTCGTCAAATGCATGTGGATCCACGCTTTCTGTTGCCCCGTCCCAGATTGTATAATCCGAATTGAACACAGCAAAATACCCACAAATATATTTTTCTCCCGAATCATCTCTTGTCTGAAATGCCTGCGGAATACCTCTGACCTGTCTTTCCCAGTTACTCACCCTTCTCCCCTCCTTCCAATTTTTTCTGATCTCCAATCATTCCCTGTGGAATATAGTTCTCCAGGATTACAAGTTCATCTAATCCTTCCAGTGGAGAATATCCAATGCTGTCACGAACTTCATTGCCTGTCACAATTCCCCTTGTATACAGATTCGCTCCCACATTACTCAGAGTTGTAATGTCATACGCATACAGACTTCTCGGATTCAGTTTCCAATACCAGTTCGGATTGACCAGTAATTTCTTTGTACATTCCTGTTCAAATACATTACTGAGCTGACGAATCCGTGTGGAAATAAAGTTGTTCCACTCTTTTTCATCAAAATTTCCAATTCCAACTACGAAAGACGGCACATCGAGAATAGATGCTACCGTCTTTTTGTCTAATGTCACTGAATCTGAAATTGCCAGATCATTAAGTGATAATGGCTTTACAACCTCTACGTCAAATGTGTCTGCCGGAATTACCCACGGTTCTCCTGCTTCCGTATTTTCAACGTAACTCTTTAGGATTTCCTTTCGACCTTCCTTATTCGACAATTCATCAGACATAGAATCTACCTTCACAATTACGGAAGGCTTCCATTTTGATTCCATAAACCCTTTTTTCGTTGTCGATGCCTGTTTGAGTCCATTCGCCACATCTTTTAATACAGCTCTGTATCCGCAACCCTTCCACGGATAAGTTGCATCTGGATTAATCACAAAATGAAGAAGCTCATCCGGATCATACACTTTTCCGTCCACATAAATCTGATAACCATAACCATTCGGTATAAATGAAAATCTCCCTGGAGGAATGATGTGTAAATCTTTTAAATATCCCTGCTGAGTCTCCGGATACACAACCGCGTTTCCATCTCCCTCCAGGAGAAGTCCGCGCATCAATGCACTCATAAATGTCTTTCTGGTCATATACTGATTTGGATTTATATCCATTTTCCTTGACAGCTCATTTTCAACTCTCTTGTCTCCATTTGCTGTATTTTCCATCAAATGTATTGTCATGCTGGATACCAGATTGCAGATCTTATTGACCGCTGAAATAATCTCCGGATTATCTGACAGTTTTGTATATCCCTGACAACATAGTGTTTCAAATGCCTCATTGGAGCATAGCCATGATAATGTTGTCTTTGGCTCTGCTCTTGTCTGCTTCTTTTTCTTCTTTCCCATTTACTTCTCCTTATTTAAACCAACTTCCCTGCTTCTGCGCTTTTTCCTGATCTATCAGCATCTGCTTACATGCAATGACATCCGCATCGAACAGGTCAATACGGTATGCTGGTTTTACTTTTTCAAATCTTACGAATTCATCAGAATCCTCAATTGCCTTTACATTCTGCAGGCAATACTCAAATGCTTTATTATGAACGTAGTAAAAGCTCTTTTTCTTTAACTTTTTCTCAATCTCCCGAAAGGCTTCCGTCTTTTCCACATATCTCTGTGACTGGTCACGCATTTTAAACCCGGCTTTCTTCGCCTTCAGGACAAACTCCCTGGAATATCTTCTATCGTAACCTATCCATTTAATCTGGAATCCCATGTCACGCATCTGTGAAAACCACCTCAGAACGTCTTCGTACTCAATTGTGTCTGAATTACAAAGTGTAAGCCAGCCTTGCTCTTCCCACCAGAAAAATGGAATCTGGTCTTCTTCAGCTTTTAGATGAGCCGTCGTAATCGGAATAAATCCGTGAGAGATACAAATATCCACATCTTTGTATCTTCCATGTAACGCTCCACCAGTCAGATCATACATCTTTGACAAGTCCGCACCGCCATACCACTTGATAGGCAATTTTGCCAGTTCTTCAAGTGACCAATTATATTTTCCGTCAGACTCCTGTGCTTCAAATACATCAAAGTAAGTACTCAGTGCATTCGTATAAATATTTAAAGATTTGTTCAAGAATTCATTTCGACCGGTTGGATCGTTCTGAGCCTGTAATGCTTCGTTCAAAATATCATTCGGTCGGATTGTCACTCGGTAATTGGGATTTGCTTTCTCATGCTCAACCGGATTTGTATAATCGTCCGGATTATCTGCCATACAGATAAAGATGAAATACTCTTCGTCTTCCTTTGTTCCCCTCATGACTTCCTGGCAATACTTCAATCTCTGATAGCAGAACGTATTCATGTCAATTCCTGCTGTCGTAATACCAATCAATAATTTGTTGATATAAGCTTTCATTGCCTGTTTGTATACATAATACTCATTGGCATTTTTATATGCATGAAGCTCGTCTAGGATAATGAAATTGGCATTCAATCCATCAGCTCTTTTCGCATCTGCAGCTAACGCCTGCATTTTCATAGCACCGACCTTTTCCCCATCTGCATCATAAAATGTCCGGCTTATTGAATGTTCCGCATTATTATTCAGTATCTTGAAGTTCTTTGCTTCTCCCATATACTCAACATTTTCACGGATATTATCAAAAGCCTCTAAAGCTCTGTCTAGCTTACTTGCGATAATATACAATACCGAATAATATTTTCTTTCCAATAATGACATTGCCCAGGCAAGTGCCGATGCAAAAAATGTTTTACTATTTTTTCTTGGTAAAAAAATAAACGCCTCTTTAAATCGGCGTTCGTTTGTCCCTTTATAATAAAATCCGGCCAGATTGTAACAAATAAATTTCTGCCACGGTTCCAGGAGAAAAGGTTCTCCTTTTTTCGGTCCTTTTACATGCGTAAATGTTGCTTCGATAATCTTGATCACAAAGTCTGCGTCTCTGGTCCGCATTTCATACTTTGGATTTTCCAAATCTCTAAAAAATCTCTTAGCAGCCAGGATTCTGTCTTCATTCGCAATGATAGTTCCATCTATTATACCCTGTGCATATGCTTTTACTTCTTCAAATAATTTTGACTTAGCCATTCATCAGAGCACCCAGAGCGGCATCCAGTTTCGAAACCTTCGGCTTCTCTTTCACCGATGTTTTTTCAAATACTCTCGGACTCAGGCACAGCATGTCCAAATATTTTGCTATGTCCGCTCTTAACTTTTCAACGGTAATAACCCCCGGTGTACGCATCACGTAATCCTCATCATTCAGCATCTTTTTGATACTTTCGCGCTCGGCTAAAAGTTCTGCACAAATCCGGATTGCTTCGTTGTACTCTTCCCTGTAAGTTCCCATATTTTTCATGGCTTCCGCCAGTTTTTTTTCAAACGTAGAAGCCTTCGTTGCACGTGCCATTTTACCGCCTCCTTTCCCTGATTTTGAAAATTTTCGAAAACCGCGCATTTGGAAACGCCTACCCCCAACCAGTGGAAAGCCCATAAAAATTTTAAACTTTACCTGGGGGGGATTTGTTTCTTTCGTCTTGCCTTTCTCCAATCCACGCCTGGAATTGTACGCTCCTGCAACATCTTTCCAAGCTCTGTCAGCTCTCCTGTCTGCCGGTTCTCCAATTTGTTGTGACCTTTCTGTGATACACTAATCAGATTCCAATCACACCATGCATACTGTGGATACTCGTCTGCCGGATAAATATGATGAACTGTGTTTGCCTCTTCATTCCCGCCATACATCTTTGCCACCTGACATTTATATCCGTCGAGTCTTAACATCTTCAATCTTTTCTTTTTCCATTTGACTCCGTGGTAATCAAACATCGCATACAAAATGGCAGCAATCAATTGACTGCTGCCATTATCTCCTTCTCTTTATTCATTATTCTCTTCCATTCTTCTTTTTATCAGAGCGTGATTAGGCCACGCTCTGATGTGTGAAATTCTAAGGAGTCCTTTGTGATTCGTCTGATCTCATCTTTTGGACGCTATCATATTAACACGAAATACTGTCCCGTGAGTGGTGATGTTTTTATATTTTTTTGGCTAGCAGGCAATAGAATTTTCTTCTGGTTCTGTAATACTTCTGATCTCCGCATGGCATACATTTGGCATCTCTCAGATACCGATATGTAGCATAATCGCTTGTGACTCCTTCCAGGATCCACTGATATAACTCCGCATCTGTCTCAATGGCAGTCTGCTCAATGGTCTTGCATTTCTGTTCTAGTTCCACTCGTTTGATCGCTAACTGTTCTGTTGCGCTTCCTTGTGGTGGGCTTCCTTGCCCTTCCTTGCCATACTCAATTGCCTTGACAGTATCCGTGAGCGTGGCAAGCTCTCTTCTCCATTCCTGATACTGCATACAATGATGCTTGAGTTCCAGGAATCTGTGCTTGGAGATATTATATTTCTTTTCATTGATCGGTCTTTTGTCTGGCATATACTCCTCCTACGCTGTTCTCCGTGCTGCTGCCACAGTCGTTATACTCTTTTTTGGAATTTTTCAAGCATTCTTGCTTTCCAGCCTTCCGGCTGTTCTTCTGGCTGCTCCTCTTCTCCATTGTATAAAAATGATTTTATTTCCCGTTTACACTCTCCACAGTAACATCTGGCTTTTACCGCGTCTGCTTCAAATGTTGTTGCAAATGTATCTGCTGTACCAAGTATACTTATGCACTCGGCTGTGATTGCCACTCTGTAGATGGTTCCGTCTACGATTGCTTTTCCGCAACGGTCACAATAATATGCTATCATTTTACTCCTCCTCTCCTTATAGTTGTTAGCAAGTCTTCCACTCCCTGGACGTATCCGTCTTTATATTCTTTAGCCTCTTTTATTTTCTGGCTACACTTTCTCTCTGCTTCGTTTTGCAACTTATTTGCTCGTTCTTCTATCTGGTCATATTCTTTCTTGTCCATTGCAGCCTCCTAAATCTTATCTCCTATAAGCTTTTCTGTTAATTTCATGTATAAGTCTTTGTATACATCTCTTTCTGCCGCGACTTTGATAATTTCGTCTGTGTTTTCTGGTTGCGATAATTGTTTTAATTCCTGCTGTTTATCAATCTCTTCCTTAATTCTGTTGCGAAGTCCATCATTTATTCTCTGTGCCTCACTCAGAGAATCTGTCAGCTCTTTCAGCTTTTCTGCCATAGTGTCGTCGCTTTCTGTGATTCCGAGTGATATGGATAACCCCTTGTTAATTTTCTCTATTTCCTCGTCCGTACAGGTGCGTATGAATCCGTCAATTCTGTCTTTGCTGACACTCACAACCTGCTCGCAGAGCGCCGTAGATGGTAGATGGCATTTTACTTTTGCGTGTGTTGGCAGTGATTCATTTGGCTTTTCTACCAGATATGCCACTTCTACCATGTTCTGGCTTTCGTTAATGTCGTTGTTCGACACGATAACCGCCGGTCTACCTGTGTCCTGATTTATTTTTTTGATGTAGAATATGTCTCCTCTATATATTTCCATTGTTTTTTTTGCTCCCTTCTCTGTGTTTTTAATGGCTTGGAATGCTGTTGGATCATAATAACCAGCTCCATTTCTTTTTATGTTATCCATTTTCTACTCCTTATATGGTTCTGGAAGTGGTCTCCAAGCTTCTATGACTATTCCAAAGTCTTCACACGGTACGTCTTCTCTAAGATAGAATGTTCCTCCAATATCGTCTTCCTCGTATTTTCCGACGCTTGGAACGTCAAAGCCTTCGCATGATATCAATACATATTTTCCATGCTCCGGCAAGCGTTTACTTGCCGGAATCCATCTTGTCTCTTCTACTACATTTTCTGGAAAATACTGTGGTAATCTGTCTACTGCGTGTTCCATACAGTTGTAGTAAAACTCAATTAATTCCTTTTCCTGGTAGCCTTTATAACACATTTTAGTATCTTGCATATCTTCTCTTAATGTATCAATTACCATGTCTTTTCTAAGATATCCCATTTTCTTCTTCCTCGCATTCTATAACTGCAAAATGAAAGTCGCATTCGTCACATACTGCGGTTCCGTCTCCGTAGTATGCGTTTATTCCCAACGCCTCTCCGCATATCGGGCAATAGTTTATTCTGCTATTGTCGGCAATTCCACATATATATCCTTGCATCTTTTTTCTCCTTTCTTAACTTGGTTTTTCTCTCATCGGTTTGCCTTTTTCGTAGACGGTGCAATTATCTGCCGTGCAGTAATGACTTCTGGAAAATTTATGGAATGCACCAAAGTTACAGAAACTGACCGGATATCTTGCGCGCCATTTACAGGTCTTGCATTTTTTTCTGTCACCGTTCGAGCCTTTTGGTTTTTCTTTTGGTTTTGGCTTTGTTTCCCGTGGCTTTCTCTGTGTTGGGTCTCCACCATTTCTTCGAATTCCAACTAATCCGTCTGCCGTAATTCTGTATTGTACCTGCGTCTGTGTGAGCCCCATCTTTTCGGCTATCTTTCTATTGGTCAGCCCCTGTTTTACCAGGGACCTTAATAGCTCTTTGTCATATTCTTTCATGCAGCCATCTCCTTTCTCGCTTTCCGGAATAACTTGGCTTTCTCAGCATGGTACCGGATCAGTTCCTCAACTGCTGCCATCTGCGCCTCTTCTACTTGATGTTGTTCATAGATTTTCAAATCTATGCCCCACTCTTCACCGCCTTCGTAGAGAAGCCAGCGGAAGTTTTTGTATGCAATATAGGCAAGCTTTTTCTCTCCGTCTACGAGATCGATTTGTGTCATGCTTTCCCGGATCCACTTCATAGCATTTCCTCCATATCCGCTGCGCGTCCTTCCCATTCATCTGCTTGTCTCTTGCAGTAATCTATAATGGTCTCAACTGCTTCCATCTGTACCGGTTCAATATCCAATTTACCGAAACCTTCCATTTCTCCAATACATGAAGGTCTTGGAAATAGGCTCATCCGATAGCACAAGAGCCAGCATAATTCCGCTTCGTCCCATGTTAGTTCTGCGATTTTTTCGTCTTCTTGATGTAATTCCAGACATTCGTCCGATTTAATGGTCCACATTTCTTTCTGCGCCTCCTTGCTACTATCATCTTGTTCCGGTCGTCGATGTAATAATCCGCATAGACCTTCCGACAGTTGTTCTTGTATTTGCTCTTATTTTCTGGAATATTATCATTGATTGCATCAAACTCCAATCCGTTTGCTCTGCAGTAGATAACTGCTTCCTGCAATAGGTCTCCCTCCCTGCATGTCCAGAGAATGATCTTATCTCCGGACTGCTGCCGTTTGATCAGGAACTGGAATAGTTCTGTGTTTGGCTCTCCTAGCTTCGGATATTCTGCTGTATTTAACGTGCCGTCAAAATCTACGGCATACACCTTATTCATTCCTTCTTCCTCCTATGTCATCATTTTTCTGAGATACCATCTTTTTAGCTCTTTTTCGTCTTCTATCTGCCTTTCTACAAGATCAATCTCTTTTTGTATTTTTTTCATCGTTTCCACTACATACTGTTGTTCTTTTTCATCTTCGTGCCATATTACTGTGAAATTTTTCAAAGCCTGAAACTGCAGGTTTATGGTTGTCCTGTATCTTCTTAAGAATTTTGGAAAGCTCCTGGCGATTGCGATATACATGTAATCCGTATTCATTTCTGTGATTGGCTCCATTACTGCATATCTATTGTCGATTACCCCTGCTTCTTTTATTTGTCCTACGAACTCATCTACAGCACTTAATTTTATGTAGCAGGTCCCAGCCTTGTATATTTTCCCCGCTTCCGCTCTTTCTATATTGCACAGCTCTGTTATCTGCACTTCTTTACAATACATCTGCAAATATATCACCCAGTTCCATTTGTTCCGTAAGCTCTTTTTTTGTCCGCTTCGGTCTTATAATATTTCTATGTTTTTTTATATGTATCATATCTTCCTCGCTCCCTGTTAAATCCCCTAGCATTTCATATAGCGCTTTGCGCGTTTTTTCTTCTTCGCTGTCAATTTCTTTTAGGTTATTCAGTATCGTTTCAATATCCGGAAGTTGTTCTTCCTCAAAAGAATCCACGTATCGCGGAATATTTAGGTTGTAATCATTCTTCTGGACTTCTTTATATTCGGCTACATGAGCGTATTTATCTATGTCTTTTCTTTTTTTGAACGCCTCTACTATCTTCGTTACCTGACCATCTGCCATATCGTTTTGCGCTGATTTTTTTACAAATTCCTTACTTGCATCTATGAATAAAATATCTGGCGATTCCTTTTCTATAATCACCAAGCAGACTGGGATGTTTGTGCTTAGAAATAATTTGTCCGGCAAACCAATTACTGCGCTGATCAGCTTGTTCTTTATCAGATATTCCCTTATCTTCCCTTCTCCGGCTCCGCGAAAAAGTACACCATGTGGCAAGATTGCAATCAATCTTCCTTTCATGCGTTCAATGCCTCTTAGCAAGAATCCATAATCTGCCTTGGCTTTTGGTATCGTAAACCCCATTATTTGAAATTCTTCTGCATCTGGGAATTTCATGGAATACGGTGGGTTCATGATTACATTGTCGTACATTCCCATCTCTCTTTTTTCTGTCTTTTTGGGGATGCTTATATCTCCTACCTGTTTTACGGCGTATGTTTCCCACGCCGCGTTTCTTAGGCAATCTGCATGGCTTATATTTCCTTCTAATCCATTTACGCAAGCATCTAATAGCGCAAAAGGTATTGTCCTTGTGCTATACTCATACTCTTCCACCTGTGTTCCGTTTTCTTTCGCTACTGCCTTGCTCAGCACTCCTGTTCCTGAACACATATCAATGCAGCTCCCTTTTTCTGTTAATTTTGCTACCAAATTGCAAATGCAATCCGGTGTGAAGTCTTGCTTTAATTCTTTTCTGTCTCCCTGTTCTTCCTGGAACGTGTCTCGGATATCTATATCTTCATTCTTTATTTTTCTTATAATGTCTTCTGCTTGATCGGATAATAACGTGTCCATGATTATTTCTGGCAACTTATAGCTTTCTTGTACTCCAAATATTTCTTTTAGTCCTATGTTACTTGCTCCTTTCTCCTCCGGCTCCACCGGCCGGAGGGAATCTATGGTTAATAGTGACTGTGATACACTATTGGTGCTGTAGTTTTCTTACTCTTTTTACCGGTAATACGACAAATACTCCCGTGTCTTCCAGGTATACTGTGACTGTATCTGCCAGATGTTCTTTCTTGAACACGATTCCCAGCCTCTCTTTCTCTTCTCCCGTCGGAATGCACTTCACATATTCACCCTCATAGAAATCTCGGGAGCTTTTGTCTTTCCTAAGGCTAGATGTAGTTTTTATAGGCAATTCTCATCCACTCCTCTCTGGTATGATCCTGTTCGTATGCTTCCTGTAGATAGGCGCATAACCTTTCACGGGTTGCACGGCAATTATGTACAGCGTCTTTGCCTTCCTTGTGGTGTCTTCTGCATAGGTAGACTTTTATTCCAGCTCCTTCGCTACGCTTCCTTCCGCCGCCTCCAAACACTACATGATGGCATTCCGTACACTGGTAGGTATAGTTTCCTTCCTCTCTTGCGCATAAATAACAGATTCCTGGTTCTGTTGCTACGATCGGTTTTGGATGCTTCTGCTTTTTTTCTTTTTCATTCCCATCGTTTTTGGGAACATTAAGCCATCAGTCATTTTCTTCTCCCATAAAATCAAATAATGTCGGTGTTTCTCTTTCGTTTTCTGCTTCCTGTAAATATCCCACTCCATCGCGAAAATAATCTGGGCTCAATTCTATTCCATATCCTTTTCGGTTCATTTTTACTGCTGTCATTGGTACCGTCATAAGTCCTCCGAATGGATCTAATACCGTCTCTCCCGGATTGCTGAATCTGCCTATGATACGCTCCACAATATCTAACTGCAACGGACATACGTGCATCTGTAATCTTCTGCGGCTCTGTGTTGTATTTAATGTCCGCATTCGGTTGATATCATCCCATACTTCCATCTGATTCCAGGAACCCGGTGCAACTACCATAAATGATGCTGGAAGCTTTCCGTTTTTATCCAGCTCTTCCGCAAGTTTTACATGCTCTTCATAGCTGTATACGGATTCTCGGGAATACTTTCTGTACACCGCTTGCAGATTGTTCACAGAGATATCTTTCAGCTCTTCCTTGCTGATCAGGCGGTCGCCCGAGGATCTCCAATATCCGTGCGCGTCAATCTGCCAGCGAGCTCTTGTGTATTCTTCCTTGCTCTTTTTCACAGGGGTATCTGCATAAGCCGTTGAATGATCTGTTGGGAGTTTTCGGAATAATAAAATGTATTCTGGACAACCCACTCCCATCTTGGAACCGTCTTTACATTGTTCCGTCCACCCTAGGCGATAAGTCTGATTATTTTCTCTCACAACATCTGTAATGACTGTAATCATTCCGAAATACTGAAAGCCATGTTTTATATAGTGTTCGATGCATAATGCGTGAAATGGTTCAATAGTTGGCATTCCTGTACCTGTAGCATTCCCAAATAGCACTCTGTCTTTTACGTGGACTGCTGCCACCCGTCCCGGCTTTAGTATTCTCAGAAGCTCCGGCGTCAAGAAGTCCATCTGCTCAAAGAATTTTTCTGTATTTTTGTTATGTCCAAAATCATTATAATTTGCGCTGTACTCATAATGATTTCCGAATGGAATGGAGGTGTGAATCAGATCAATACTGTTTGTTTCCATTCTTCTTGTCTCTTCCACACAGTCATCATGAACTGCTGTGTAATTTTTACCTTCAACTCTCACCGTTTCTACACCCATTTTCCTTTCCAGACGCTTCTCAATATTTGCAGAAGATAATCCGTATTTTTTTACAATTTCAATCATCTTTTCTACCATGTGGTCATGATTTTTCCACTTTTCCATGAGCGCGTCCTTAATTTCTCTTTCGTTTTCCATGTATATGATGTCTATCTGCACCGGTTCTTTTTGTAGAAATCTATAACATCTGTGAATTGCCTGGATAAAATCATTGAACTCATAATCTATCCCTAAGAATATCTCTCTGTGACAATATCTCTGGAAGTTGCAGCCAGAACCGGAAATAGATTTCTTTGTCGCAAAAAGTCTTGTTTTTCCCTGTGAAAAATTTATAACTCTATTCTCGCGTGTTTCATAGTCCATAGATCCGTAGATATCTACCACTTCCGGAAGTGCCTTTTTTATTGCGTGTCGTTCTGACTCTAGGTCGTGCCATAGCACAAAGTGGTCTTCCGGTGAGTCTTCAACTATCTTTTTCATGGTTTGAACCCTTTGCTCGATGCTTTCTCTTTTTACCTGTGCTGCTTCTTTTAATCCTGCTGCCGCTTCATTGAATAATGCTATCTGACCGTCTTTTTCAACAGCATCTCCGTACTCAATCGATAATTCATGCCAGTTCACTTTTAGATCTGGGAGATTATATCCCTCGTCAGAATATTCCGGATTGAGATCTGACGGTTTTGTGATGAATAACGCCCAGGAACTCACCCATAACCAAAATTCATCTTCCATGTTTGGATATAATTTTAGGTTGTTCGCTTTTGTGCTGTCTCTTTGAAAAAATCTTGTGAGAGCCTGTCCGGTGTCCATCACTTCCAAATAGCCGGCGTAGTGTATTAACTCCTTGTATCTATTCGGCGATGGCGTGGCTGTTGCAACCAACTTATATTTCACATTCTTGAATTTGTCCAAAAACGTCTGATATGTCTTACTACCAAACGATCGGAGTACACTTGCCTCGTCCAATGATGTTGCTGCAAAATATGATGGATCTATATCTCCATCTCGGACTCTTTCATAATTTGTCAGAAGAATCTGTTCTTTTGCTTCTTTTACTTCCTGCATGGTCCGTACATATTTCGGTCTTTCATATCCTAGAATATTCACAGCATCTTGTGTAAACTCCTGCTTTACTCCCAATGGCAGCACAATCAAAGCTTTTCCTCCCTCATGTACTGCTGCCAGGTGGCAGAATTCTATTTCCTGCACAGTCTTTCCAAGTCCAAATGATTCAAATAGTGCACGTCTGCCACCTTTAAGCGCCCATGCTACCGCATCAGCCTGGTGTGGCTTTAATGCTTTGTTGATCGCATCTCTTTCTACTGTAAATCCACTATCTATTGCAAGTTCTATCTTTGTTTTGAGAAAATCTATGTATTCCATTATTTTCTTTTCCCTCTTTTTCTTCTGCCATATATGAAAGCATTCATATTAGCTTTCTTAAATCCTCCAGATACCTGTATCTTTCCGGCACTGTATTTATATTTGTGATCATTCTTTCCCATGAGTTACTCCTTATTATTCATATAATCCTCTAGTGTCATTTGTCTTGGTGGAACATCTTCCCATTCCACGCCAATATAATCCAGTACCTTTCCCCAACCGAACTTCTCTCCGGTCTTTGGATTTGTGCAGCACCTGTACATCCAGAATTCCCATTCCTTTTCATTGCGCTCCCGAAGCCTGTCGAATCTGTGTGGACGTTTTTCCAAGTGGATTCCAAAACCACACATACTACAACCTGTACGCTGTGCTCCTGTTGTGTATAGATCGCCATTGTCTTTTCTGGCAATCTCTCCGTATATTTCCGGAATAATGCTGTCTACCGGAACATATTCTTTTAGTGTTCCGTCTGCATTCTTCCCATAAGGCTGTTCGTGGAAAAGTGTTTCAAAAACATCTAAGTGTTCGTGATACCATTTGCCCATTTCCATTGCTAGCTGGAGAAGATCTTGCCTTAAAAATATGGCAAACGGTGCCGACCGGATTACTCCTTTTCCGTAGTAGTTGCAACCATGTTCTATCAGTGATTCTTCACGTTGACCGCCTTCAACTGCCATTAATCCCAAATACGGATAGCTTTTATGTGTTTTCGCCCAGTCATCACATGGCTTTTCTTTTAACCAATAGCAACACTCGTTGCTGACCTTAATTTCTTCGTCTGGTTTTCCATAATGGACATTTTCATTCTCATTTTCGTATCCTCCGAACAATTTGAGCCATTTCTGAGGGAGCTGCATTCTACTATTCTTGGCATAGTGCCCCTGTTCCCCGCATTCACCAGTGATAATGGCATGCCGGACCGTCTTATTGTTTTCCGTTGGATTCTGCAAAGTGTTGATTCTTCCCGCGATCTTTTTGGAAATTACCGGAAATCCGACTTCATTCAGTACTTGAACTTTGGTTTTATATGGTTTTACAACTTCAAGTCCCAGTGCTTTGTGCGCTTTCTGAATACTTTTGTCTTCCAGTATCGATACGGAAATTCCTGGTACGTCAATTCCGATACTTTTGAGCCATATGTATAGCACAATGCTGTCCAATCCGCCTACACTTACATGACACCCGAATCCCCTGTCAGTCATCTCTTCTTGGAATGCCTTTGCCATATGTGCCTGGCGCCACAGTTTTTCTTGATAGGTTAGATTCTGAAGTTTTGTAAATGCAGCTCTTTTCTCTATCTTTTGCTGTCTCCACTCTTCTCGTGTTAAGTCGTTACTGCTCATTTATCCTCCTTCGCCATTTTAATCCCATGACTCGCCGTGCCATGAATTAATCTTTCTGCCATTTTCGGCAGCATACCCGTTTCCAGCATTACTTCATACAGATTCTTCGTGATTGCTCTGTATTCATACAAGATGTCCTCTCCGCCTCCTTCGATTTTTGTGCTCGTGCACCTTCCGCTTACCTCGCTTCTAATCATCTTTCTCTCCTTTTCATTTCCGTGTCCAGCCATTCGCTATAGCTGTGTCTTCCTTCTTCTGCTACAATTAACTGCCCTCTTGTACGCACATAGACCTCTTCCCATAACTCTGCGTGCTTGATCGGCTCTCCCCTGGCATTCAAATAGTTATTGCCCGCCCATTTCTCTAACTGTGCGCCGAGCATGTTTAGGACGAAACGGTCTTCTGTGTGGATATGGACTTCACAGCTCTGATTAAGCCTGTCCAGTGCGTCAGACAGTGACCTTAATGTTGCCTCGTGATATGTACCGAATATATGCCCGAATCCGTTTACAGTTTTTTCCTCGCCGTTTTTGATGCAGGCGACCACGTAACCGTGCCACCTTTCGTCTTTACTAAGGCTGGCAGTACTTTGGGCGAGATAAATATCTACTTTGTACATGCCTGTTCCTCCAGTTCTCTGACTTTTTCTTCTGTGATGCTGGTAGCAACAACTATTGCATGGTTGGCGTAGGCTTCATCTGGATAGATTTTCATGATATTCGGTTTGCCTTCCAACTCAATCTTTCTATTATACGCATTGCAATACTCTTCTACGTGCTTACGGTCTACCCGGTATTTTCTTCTCTCTTCGTCCTTGTCATTGCGCTCGCGCATGACCATAACCGCTTTCGCGATTGCCATGTTCGCCAGGGCTGATGCGTCTAATGTCCGTGTAATCTCATGGTTGTCATTCCACATATTGTATATGTGTCCGAATTCTTTTAAGAGCGTCTCATTCACTTCAACTTTCACTTTAAATCCTCCTATTCAATCGTATTTGCGTGACTCTCCGGTATTTGTATCCTGTTTTCGGGTTGATGCCCTCCCAGATGCGTGCTATGTAATAGCCTTTCTTTGGTTTGACTTCTTTCTTCCACCTTACAAGCTTGTCCACGTGAGGCTCTGGGAGTGGCATATTCTTGGAAGTGTTGTAACTGGCTTCCCGGAGTCTTGGTTTTCCCGGTGTGCCGTCGGCTTTTGTCTCTACGGAATGTTCGTCTTTTGTGATATAACTGGCAAGACTGGTGAAATCTTCATCATAGAATTTCGATTTCTTGATTTCTGTCAGCCAAGTGCCTCCCTTGGTCCATGCCTTTTCTACGATGCTGGCTGAATCTCCTATTTCATTTACGACCAAGTGGATGTGCCAGGCTCCCTTTGTTCCGCGCTCTATGTTACGGATCCAGAATAAGGACTTCCCTCTTTTCTTGTATTCCCTTCGTACCTTCCGAAGTGCTGCCTGAAAATCCTTCAGGGCCGACTCCATATCTGGTGGTCTTTCCTCCACCCGGTATGTCCAGGTGAGTAATAGGTCTCCCGGTGAGAAATAACACAATAACCTCTGACGGCATCTCTTCTCTTTATTCCATTTATTTACCCGGATCATATCTTCCGGTGTTGCTTTTCTTCTTTTTAACCGCTTCCCTCCAGGGTCTCCATACTTTCCGTCATGATATTCTTCTATGTCCAGAATATCTCCTTTTCTGAAGCGGTATTCCTTTCTCTTTATAGCCATGGTTAAGTCCTATCTTTAATATCTTTATCAAGATCTGAAAACGGGGCGAAATCCCCGTATTTCCTTGACTTTTCCGTCTCATTCAGCTATACTATAATTGTTTTTAGTAAGCAGAAACTTCTGACGGAGTCGGAAGGGTGAAAAAGGAATTTGTTGACGCAAGTTCCTTTTTCTTTTTTTTATTTTGCATACCTGACCGCCTTGTTGACTATGTAAGCTGCTGTTACAATGACCAGTCCGGCCACGATTCTAGTAGCTCCTGGGAGTAATGCCGGACTACAGTTTGTCATATGGCTTACGCCTATCCAGGTGGCTGCCATTCCGATGACTCCGACCGTCTCCGTGACTGCTCTTGCTGTCTTACAGATCAATATCTTTCGTTTATGTGCTCTTATCCCTTCCATCACATCACACCTACTTTCTGCTTCCTTGCTTTTTGCTGGAGCTTGATGTCTTTTTGTCTCCAGTCCTCCAGGCCTTCGGTGTCGTAAAAGAATTTGCTATTTTGCACAGCAGGATCATCCTGCCACGCGAACGTCTGGCCTGGCGATACAAACGCTCTGATCAAATATTTCTCGGTAAATCCCATCTTCATCAATTCGGAACGGGACATTATTTTTTTTGGATATTTCATCTTCCTTACCTCCTTATGCTGTCTTATCTTCTTTCTCTTCCCGTCTTCCCAGCTCGTCCCTTCGTCTCAGAAGATTTGCGTTGTCTCTCAGGAGTGCCAGGCTCTCCTTGTCTAGATACTTTAAATCTCCCATGATGTCTCTGATCTGTTTTTTCTTTTCTTCTTTCATTACTTCGCTTCCTTTCTATTGACTTTTCTTTTTCACTTTCCTATCCTATTGTTACAGGCACTGCCATGCCGAGTTTTTTACAAGGAGAAAAAATATGAAATTAAATCCTGATTTGATTTTTAAAATTTTTGATACTGTCATCGTAAGGCTCTCTGGAATTCAGCAAATCGGTTTTTCAACGCTTTTAAAATCTTTCCTTAATCCAATTGTATCTATAGTAATAGGTATTTTAACTGTATGGATCAGTCGAAAATCACATCACTCACCCACTGCCCGCGAAAGACTTGATAAGGTATATCACCCGCTTTTTATAGCAATCGAGCCGTTTTTGTATAAAGATGGTCTTGCTTACAATGACGTTGTTCCTTTTTTGACGGTATATCATACTATTGAAAAAGAATATTCCCTTCTCATCACGCCCTCGTTTCGTCAGGAAATTGATACTCTTGAAAAAGCAGGAGATCCTTGTTTTTCAACCGATAAAAATGGGTATAATCATTGGTTTCAAATTTGCAAACGTATTTCGAAAGAATATGATAAATTATGCCGACAGTCATATCTCCCGATTCGGAGCATTTCTTACCGGTTTTATTACAAGCAATACAGTTCTAAAATTTCTATGATATTTGCTTTTATCTGGCTGCAATTGCCCGCTATCATAATCTTCACTTTAATACTTGGAGTTATCTCTCCGATTATTTTGTTCATATCGTATTGTCTGTTTTTTATCTTTTTACTTTATGTTCTCATTAATGAATTGTAGTATTGCAATCAGGTCAATCAATAAAATAGGGACTATATCTTCGGGGTACATGCAAATTGTGTATCCCGTAATTATTATTATGACTATTGCTAACAATACGCCCGCTATCATTACCTCCATCTTTCTCACCTCCTTATGCGCTCTTATCTTCTTTCTCACGTTCGTTTTCGCGAACAATGCTCATTCCTTCAGCTACTCCAAGAAGTCTCTCTTTCTTTGTGTCCGGGAGCTTCGGAACTATCTCTGATAACTTCTGTAGTATTTCTCTTTCTTTTTCTGACATGTTTTTTCACCTCACTCATATCGCTTATATTGACTTTTAACTATAATTCTCCTATCATTTTTATACAGGCTCCAGCCAGAGCTAAATTCAAAGAAAGGAGAATTGTTATGCAAGTTTACAAAATTTCTGACCTACTTAGCAGCTTAAATTCTGCAAGTGAAGAAGGGTTTGAGTATGTTTCTCTCAACATAATCGAAGCCGATGATGATGATCCTGAGCTTGACTATGATAGTTTGTTTTTAGATTATGTTGACGATAAATCGTCAAGTGAAGAAGACATTGTTGACTCTGTTCCTTTGCCTGACGATTATTATCGTTTGGTCTAATTTATTACAATTTCATACTCAAATTTTCCAAAAAGGCGATTCCATTTCCGGATCGTCTTTTTTATTTCTTTTTCGGCCAAATCTTTTTCTCCAGTCGTTACACTTATTACTATTAAATTTTTTCTCTTATGGCTTTTTATTTTTTTCATCCGCTCACCTCCTACTTGTGTGATTTGTTGTGATGTCTCACATCTTAGTTGTATATTATCACCACTAATTTTTGTTGTCAACACTTTTTTCACAACTTAGTTGTGTTTTTATCTTGACTGTTTGCTTGTAATGGTATATACTTCGAATTACAGGAGGAAAACAGTATGCAGAGTATTAACGATAGGATTCGAATTGTATTAGAATATTCCGGAAAAAGTAAGACAGCTTTCGGTGAATCTCTGAATGTATCACAGCAATATATATCTAAGCTAGTGAGAACTGGAAATCCAAGTGAGCTGTTAATAGATGATATTTGTGAAAAATATCATATAAGAAAAGAATGGTTATTAAACGGTACCGGTAATATGGAACAGCCTATGGATCGTCAGGATGAGATTGCTCGTCTTGCCACGGATCTGTTTAAAGGTGAGAGTGGATCATTTAAGGAAAGATTAATCTTGGCACTTGCCAGGTTAGATGAGAAAGATTGGGAAGTACTGGAAAAGATTGCTAATGAACTGGCAAAGGAAAAGGACTAGGCTTTTGCCTAGCCCAGTCCCTCAGTCTTACATTAATCTCACGACAATCTTATAGATGAAAGATAATGTTTCTTCATCAGTAATTTTGTCAATGAGTTCATGAATCTTTTTTTGAAATTCATGTTCCATATATGTACCCTCCTTTCGACTATAACAATTTCCGTCCTTTCTGCGCGATGCGCGTGAATTTGAATTTATTATTATTGGTAACATTTTAATTAATTGTCGCCGAAATTCAGGTTAATAGTATTATACTATATTTTTCCTCGTTTGTAACGCAATTAAGAACGTTTGTTTGTTTTTTATATTTTTTTAATATTTGTGTCTCTATAATATAAGACACGCGAATTTATAAAAACTTTCTTGAAAAGAGGGAATCGTCCCAGATGTGGGACACTTATTGAATATCGGATTCGAAAAGGTCCGTAACTTTCAGATGAAGACCTTTTGCAAGCTGCTCCACAGTATCTAAGGTTGGAGATACTTGTCCATTAACGATTCTATTTATTGTGGATTTGGACACTCCAGTCATGATAGATACCTGGCGCACAGAAAGATTTTTGTCATACATAATTTGTCCCAGTAATACTTTCATAATTGTATTATATATGATAGGCCTTAATAAGTATCATGGGAATTATTGGTATATTCGCCCATGGCGTTTATATATATAAACTTACTTAAACTTCTAGGAAAGAGGGGTACTTTATGAAAAGAAAAATTGTAGCACTGATGCTGGTTGCTATGACGGCGATCAATGTAACTGCTTGTGGAAATTCATCTGATTCTAGTGCAGAAAAAGAATCTGCAACAACAGAAGCGCAAGGTGCTAATGTCGAGAAAGAAGCTCCCGCAAAAGATCTTCCAGATGGTGATTATCAGGATACAGGGGTTGGAACAATGTACCTGTCTACAGCTGGCGGTACTTCCGAAGATGGAAATATTCCAGTAGTATATTCCGGATCCGATGATGTTCTTATACAGATCGGTGTATCCACCGAAGGATTTGACGGTTCTAAACTATCCTACATATATGTAGATGGTTTATTGAATTCTAAAGAGCAGTTGAGTGATGGCCAGACTAGTATTGATCTTACAGATGATGATCTTTCCGTTGGCACGCATAAGGTCGAAGTGCTTCAATATAACAACGATGATGCTTCTTCAGATATTGTTACTTACAAATCCGCTTCTTATGAAGTGAAAGCTAAATAATAAAAACCGCCCTTGCTGGTTACAAGGACGGTTGATGAATACTATACGTGCTGTGCACGATACAATACTCCCTGACAAGAATATTGTATCACAAATCCACAGCACCGTATAGGTGTATTTTTTATACTCATTTTTAGGAGGATTGGTTATGGCAAGTAAAAAATACAGCTGTGGAGCTGACGGGTATTATCAGACTAAGGTCTGGGATGGGACGTATAATGCTGATGGGAGTAAACATAGGATCACGCTTCGGAGCTCTAAAAGCAGTCGTGACTTGGAGCGACAGGTTGCAGCTATGAAAGCTCAGATCGAATCTAGAAACTATGTGAAAAATACAGATATATTGTTTATAGATTATTGCAGAAGCTGGCTGAATGTGTATAAGTCCAGGCGCTCCAATAACACCAAGCGCATGTATGAGAATATTATCGAAAAGCACTTCACGGCTCTTAATGTGCTAAAGTTAAAAGATGTCGAGCGTATCCACATTGAAACTTTATTGGCAAATGCAGAGGATAAGAGGCGCACTCAACAGCAGATTTTGTTGACCTTTTCCGCGGTCCTAAAATCCGCAGTGTCTGACAAGCTCCTGGCTGCTAATGTGGCTGATGATATTCTTAGGAATACCGACAAAATAAAATATAAGCCGAGTGAAAAGCGTCCTCTGACACCAGCCGAAAAGAAAGCCGTCTTTGATGCAGCTTATAAATATGATTCTGATCAGGCTTATGCGTATCTGATATATGGCTGTGGATTGAGACGTGAGGAATGCGTGGCACTTACGATATTTGATTTTAATTTCAAAAAGCACGAAGTTTCCGTCAGCAAAGCCTATGAGTATATTACAAATACTCCCGGTGTTAAGGATCCGAAGAGTGCTAACGGAATCCGGACCATCCCAATACCTTCCAAGATCCTCCCCGTGGTTCAGAGCTATGTAGAGAGTGTTAAGCATTCCGGCCGGACTCAGTTATTTGTTACTATGCGAGATAAGAAGCCTCTTACCAAAAGCGCTTATGATAAAATGTGGAGGCGGATTGTGGAATCGATGCAGACAGCGTGTAAAGAAGAGATCGTTGGGTTGACCGGACATGTATTCCGGCACAATTACTGTTCGTCTTTATGCTATCAGATCCCTCGTGTATCTATTAAAAGGATTGCACAGCTCCTTGGTGATACAGAGGCTATGGTTATGAATGTGTATTCGCATATTCTTGCAGAGCGAGAAGATGTAGAGGGCGCTGTGAATGATGCGATTAATTTTTAAGAGTGTGAGTTTTTTTATCTCACACTCTTTTTTCTGAGACATCTTTGAGACATCTTGTTTTTCTGAGGCACTTTTGAGACATCTACTTTGTATTATTTTTTCCTACTTTGACCTATTCGCAAAACGCGAAGAATCCCCGCAAACCCTTGAAATCATTGGGTTTACGGGGATTCCGTTTAGTGAGCGTGCGGGGATTCGAACCCCGGACAACTTGATTAAAAGTCAAGTGCTCTACCACCTGAGCTACACGCCCGTCTCTTCCAATATGCTAATCATAAAGGAAAATGCCCAGAACCGGAATCGAACCAGTGACACGAGGATTTTCAGTCCTCTGCTCTACCAACTGAGCTATCTGGGCATTCATCACATCAGCTATTGCCAATGTAAATTGCGGGGGCAGGATTTGAACCTACGACCTTCGGGTTATGAGCCCGACGAGCTTCCAGACTGCTCCACCCCGCGATATTAA